TGTTAATTCAGCTTCAGCATCGATGTTGTGGAAAGCTGCAACGTCTTGAGCTAACTCAGGAGACCATTGTGCTCTTAATTTTCTTTCTGTAACAGATACAGTAACTGAATCTAATTCGAAAGAAACCTCACCGATTTTATCTTCAAATTCTAAGTCAGCATATTGTCTGTAAACAGCTTTGAAATCACCAACTTTTAAGTCAGAGATAGTTGTTCCTGTGTAACCGTCTAATGTGTCATAACTTCTGAAAGTTACTGTGAAATCACCAACCGCTAAAGTTGAACCTGCTACTGAATAACCGTGGAAACCAGTTGCATCGTAATATTGTGTATCTACAGAAAGATAAATTACTCCTGTTTGATCACAAATATCATAATACTTACCAGTTGTGTAAGCACCTGTATGCTTGCTACCGTATTCTACAATACCTTTACCATATTTTTGAGTTACAATGTTGAATGGTAAGTTTGTAGTGTAACCAGTGTTACTATTTGTAATTTGAGAACAAGCAACTGTTAAAGAAGCTAAAAATTCTTCAGTATCCATTAAGTTACCGTCTGGACCTGCGATTTTACCAGCACCATCACTTGTGAAACCAGTAACTTTCAATATTACAGAATTTACTGTTACACCAGTAGCGATTGGGTTGATACTTGCTTCAGTACCAGTAGCAAATGAAACGATATCAGCAACAGTTGCAGTGTTAAGCGTGAAAGCTCCTTTTGAGTAATCAAAAAGACCTTGGTTTACATCATCACTATTTTCATAGAAACGATCGTAAAGGCTTTTAGCTGTATCAGGATATCCTGCACCTTTAGATGTGTTTGTTCCACTAAAGTTAGAGTTTTCACCCATGTAAGGACCGTAATGGTCTCCACTATTTCTTTCCTGAATTTTAGGAATGAAGTAGAATAATTTACCAATTGGTAAGTTCATAGCTTGAACAGACACTAAGTCGTTAGCTAATAATTTAGAGAATACACGACGAATGATAGGGAATACCACAGTCTCGAAAGAACCAGACGCATCTGCAGTTGCAGCTTCGTTGATTAAATAAGACGCTTGGTTTTCATATAATTGCGCGATGTTATCTTTTTGGTGACCTTCAAGACCTTCTAAAAATCCTAAGTCATCCCATTTTTTGATGGTATCTTCTTTGATAACACGTAAGTGCTTAAGACCGATGTTACCAACCATACCTGATTCTAATAATGCTCCCATTTTGTATGTTTTTGTTTTTTTTAATTTTTATTTTATTTTATTTTACTCATCAAATCTTTCATTCTCTTGAATTGAGGATTTTCGTAAGCTTTTGACTCAGTCAATGTCTCTTGAGAAGAAGATGTTGTTGGAGTTGCAGAGATTTTATTTACAACAGACTCGGTTACTGGTTTTTTAGAACCTAATTCTGCTTCAATAGTTTTGAATAAGTTTTTAGACTCATTCATAGTAGAAACTGAATCAAATCTCTTTAATATGTTCAATTTCTCTTGTTTTGTTGTTGAATGCTCAGTCACCAAACGAGTGAAGTAAGCTAAGTTTGCATTGAAGATTGCAACTTCGTTAAGTTTGTCTTTGAAAAGAACTAAGGCTTTTTTATATTCACCATTTTGTTTCTTCAAAGTTTCAACCTCTTCGTTGATTGTTGAACCTGCTTTGTATTTTTTCTTACTTGGTAAACCTGCACGATGCATACCGTTTTTGTTACCATGAGGATTAGACTTAGTTCTTGCAGCTTCATCAGCTTGAACTTTGTGGTCATCGTCATCATCTTCGTCTTCATCCTCTTCTTCACCTAAATTAGTATCAGGTGTAGTAGGGTCAGTGTCTTCTTCATCCAATGTTATTTCATATAAATTTGATTCATCTTCTTCTTCCTCATCTGAAGTATGATCCGTAAACGGCTCAGATTCTTCTTCATGAGATGGTGTAGATTCATCATCAAGTTTAATGATATACTCATTGTCACCGTCATTAACGCTAAGATGACCTCCGTCTTTTTTAACTACGATACCATCTTCTGGTTTCATAGCTTTGAACACTTTCATAACTTCATCATCTGAAGCACCTGTCATGTCCATAACGTCGTTGTCCGCGTCAACATCAGTATCATCTTCATCATCAGCATTGTAATCATCCATATCAGCGTCAGCATCCATGTCAGAATCAGCATCTAATGAGTCGATACCTTTTGGTTCATTATCGAGGTCTGTGTCATCAGCAGCTTCTCCTTCTTCATCTGACTCATCGTCATCTGATTCCTCGTCGTCGCTTGCCATATCATTTTCTTCCTCTTCGTCAGGAATAGCACTTTCGTCATCATCTTCTTCAGAAGCCTTAGCTTCCTCTTCTTGTGATGCCCAGTTTTCATCCTCTTCTTCTTTAGATTCTTTAAGCAATTCGCTTAGTTCTTTCTTCATAGTTGAAGAAATTATACCTTTTGCATTTGCTTTAACTGCTTCTTCAAGTGTTTCGATTTGAAGTAAAGCTTGTTCTAAAATTGATTTTTCAGCCATTATTTAAATTGGTTTTATTACTATATAAATAGTGTGTTATTAATAAAAAACTTGTTTTTGATATTGTTATACCTAAAAAATTGCTTATTTACCTAAAAAATTATCAAGTTTCCCCATTAATTTTTTCATTTTGTCCACTTCTTGGGGTTTTTCTTGCACTGATTCTTGATATTGATCCCTATCTTTTAAATCTTGGAAAACATATGCACCAGGTGTTGATGGTGAAGAAACTAAGTCAAAACAAACTAATTCATAATCGTCTTGAACAATGTTTTCACCTTTAACGTTCTTTAAAGAACCGACACCACGTGATGAGATACCTAAAGTTGCTCCGTTCATTAATAACATTGCAGCTTGGTCTCCTTTAGTGGATACAATACCCATTTTTCTCCAACCGGGTGATGTGAATAATTTGATTTTTCCCATTAACATTTTACCGTCCCACCAAGTCTCAAGAATTGAGTGTGATACACGGTCTAAATCAATAAGGGATGAGGATGGGTGGTTTAATTCATTTAGAGCACCACCTTTTTTAATTACGGATTGATATTTCTCATTCTCCCTCATAAGAATGGGTTTAGGATAAATCCTACCATTCTTATTAGGAGTGTCATATTTTTGTAAAACTGCGTATAAAATTAAATCTTGCGAAAAATCTATATCCTTCGCTTCTCTAAGAATATGCTTATTTTCTTCAGCGGAAACATGTCCCGCGTCGTATTCAATTAATATTCCGTGACCGGAATCTTTTGGTCCTAATATCTTCATCTATAGATTTTATTTCTATAAATACTTCGATATCGCTATTATTTTTTAGTATTATGAAAATTGAATAGCTTTTTATCCGTTAAACCATTATCAACAACGGTTTCCATGATAGTTCTTGTTAACGTTTTTATTTCTTTTGACTTAACATCAAAGAATTTGTCAACATATAATGTGATTTCCAAATTCATAAAAGACCTTTTTTCCATTTTAATACCTTTGGTCCTTATGTCCAAATCAACAATACATTGTTGTTTGAAATTGGCATTACCCATATTATAGATAATTTGCTTTATTTGTTTTCTTGTTTTAAAAATTAGATTGTCATAATCTTCATCTTCAATTTCGGGTTGTAACCAAGAATTAAGTTTTAAGTAGATTGTTTTAAGATTTTTAAAATCTACTGTTCCATACCCGATTTTTACATTGTTGTAAATCCCCAATGGGATATACTTACCTGTTTTCATTAATTTTTCATATTATTATATTTTATGGTGTTATTTAAAAAATAAATAAAATATTTTAGAATTCCAAAAATTTTTTATATTTTTGTTATATAATTATATAATATGATTATCGTTGATTTATCTAAAGAAAGAAGTATTGAAACAGCGTTAAGAACTTATAAAAATAAAGTTCAAAAAGTTAAGCAAGTTCAAGAATTAAGGATGAGACAAGTATTTGTAAAACCTTCAGTTAAGAAAAGAACGCAAAAGCTAAAAGCGGTGTATATTCAACAAAAAAGAAATGGTCTTAATTAAGACCATTTTTTAATTCGTTTAATCTAAAGTAATTGTATCGCGACGGGGACATTTGAGTCACCTCATCCTTTACCGCCTTTAATTTGTTGGATAAATCCGTATCATTTGATTCACTTAAAAGTGTAGATACTTGGTTAATAACCGATTCTGCTAATTCGTTTGATTTAGTTATTAATTCATCGTGTGAAATTGATAAGATATTTTTCAATTCATCTTTTTCCGATTCAGATAGTGTATTTGAATATAATACGTTAAAATTGTTTGCCAAAACAGCGTTTAATAAATTTTCGTTTGGAACTAATGTTGTTTCTTTTGATTCTTTAATTTCCTTTTTAGTTGATAAATGTTCCACCAATTTCTTTTTTGCGGTTACCTTCTTTTCAATATTGGATAATTTGTCAGGTTCAGATAATACATCTAATGCTTCATATAAATCGTTTGTTACAATTTCAACATCACCTAATTTATTATGTAAAGATTCACAAAACATGTTTAGTTTACCCCAATTACCTATTGGTTGACCAAAATACGTATTTAATCCCTCAACGTATAATCTTGCGGTATCCTTATCTTCAATATACTTGTTTTCGATTTCTTCATAGAACAAATACATTTCTTTAAAATCTTTATTTTCCTTTATAGTTGTTAAAATATCTTTAATCTCCGCCTTATTTTCGTTTGCGTAAGATTCAGTTAACTTAGTTAACAATTTTGATTTAACAATGCCAAATTTATTCATTTTTATTCGTTTATAATTTCGTTTAATTTTGTTTCTATCTCATAAATATTCTGTTGAGCCTTTTCCATATTAAATAAATCTTTAAATTCAGAACTTTCATCACCCAATAGACTTAATATTTTAGATTTCTTCGTTTTATTTGGTTTAGAGTAACCTTCGCTTAATGGTTCCGCTCCTCCACCCGCAGGTGATGGTGGTGCTGATGCTCCGCCGCCCATAGCTCCCATTCCACCACCAGGTGCTTCACCACCTAATTGGCCAGATGCTTCAAGCTTTTCTCTTTCTTCTTCAGGTATACCGTATTTAGCATCCACTTCATCAAACACACCTGAACGTTTAATAATGTTTTGTGTGTTCGTTAATTCAAATCCGATAGCTCTTTCAAGACGTTGTTGTTGTAAATCAAGAATAACATCGTTATCACTAAATCCAAGAATGTTCTTTTTAGCCCATGTATGTGATACAGGTAAAATACCTATTTGTGATTGGTCAGATGTTGCGTCTTTATACAATGTTATTTTTTCTTTCCAAGATTCAATTTTTAATAAATCAGATTGTGTCGATGGATTACTTAAAGATAATTGGAAGTTGTTTAATTCATCTTCCATACCTAAAAGGTATAAATGGATTAACGCAACTTTATTTAACTCTTGTATTAAAGACTTTTGAATTTTATTGATTGTTCTTGCAAAACGAATATCCATTAATGCAAGATTCTTACCATCACCAACAACTTCTTCAAAACCTAAGAAAGCCTTAGGAATACGAAGAGCTGCTAACATTTTCTTTTGAATATATTCAATGTCCGCAATCTCACCTAAATTTTGAGCGCCTGCTAAAGTTTCAATTGGACTTGATTGTGATGGGTCACGAACAGGAATGAAATAATCTTGGTCTACCGCCATTTGATTAAATCTCATATCCACTTGACCATTACGAGCATCAGGAACAGCTTGTCTTTTAAACTTATTCGCAACACGTTGAACATATGGTTCGATGTCTTTATCATCCATGTTACCCACAAACACTTTAAACACACGTCTTTCAGGTGCTCTTGTTGTTCTATAAATTAACATAGCATCTTCAGCTAAAAGTAATTGTTTCCAAATTCTTCTAACCTTATCCAACATTGATGTTCCATATGGTAACTTTCTATCGTCACCTAATAATCTAAAGTGAGCAACTTCCCATGCTTGGAATTCCATTTCTTTATTTTTCCATTGGAAACGTAATTCTCTTGATGGTAATTTAATCTCTCTTTGAACAGGTGATTTTGATGAAGCACCTTCAATTCTTTCTATTTCAATATTTGGTAATTGTTGAACACCAACAATACCTGCTTCAGGGTCAATTTTTAAGTAAACAAAATTATCACCATACTTACATAAACCACGAGCCCACATTTGTAAGTTTGTGTTAATGTCTAATTTGTTATTAAACAAATCATCCAATTCAGTTTTAATTCTATCTGAATCCGAAAATATGGTTAATATTTCACCCTTTTCAGACATCGTTGTAGATTCTTCTGAATAGATGTCTAACGCCGCTGAAATTTCAGGAGTAAACTCCATTGATTCATAATCGTAATATGCTGCTAATCTATTTGGTTCATAATAAACCGATTGATTGTATAAAGATTGATCAAGTTTTGTCCATTTGTCAGCAATGTATGATGATTGCTGTGCTTGTAACAAGGCCTTTTCATATTCTTCTTTGCTATCTGTTTTTAATAACTCGTCTTTTGAAAAATTAAACGAAGGTGACTTTTCTTGGTCAACTTTACCAGGATAACCAAACATCTTGGTAAGTTTCTGAAAGACTGTCATGTTTTGCTCTGCCATGTATATAAATAGTTTTCTTTAAGAATATAACATTAATAATTGATAAAATGTATATTATCTTGGTCTACCGAATAACCAACCGAACTCCTTATATGATTCTTGTGGTAATCGAGTGTCGTTATTTTGATGAAATATGTTATTAACACCACCATCCATGGCCATAGAACCTATTGGGTCTAAAGATGTTCCGTATGAATAAAAGGTTTTATTTGCTTCGTATGTTCTTTCTGATGATACCCAAGACTCAATCATGGCCTTATTTTTTGCATCATTTTTTTGTAACTGATTGAAACACATGTCACCAGCATACAATGCCATAGATAAACTCATGATTGAATCATCATGTGCTCCTTTCATGTGATCAGGTCTACCATTTATGTAAACAAACGTGTTAAGTTCATTTAATAATCTGGTAGAACGAATTGCAAATCCCTTTCTTACTTGTTCTTCAAATGCTGCAACAATTTGTGTTCTTTTATTATTAAAGTTTAAACCAGGGATTTTCTCCATGGCTTTTTTATTGTATTCCCAAATATTTTGTGTGTTTACACCATCAATATAAAGGTGTTTATAATTTAATTCTTGTAACTTTCTTGACGTTGCGATACCCATACCGCCTGTGATATCTATAACGATAAATGCGTCATATAATATTCCCCATTTGTATGCAATTGCAGCTAAGTCATCAGGAGGTATTTTTCCAATATATTCAACAACCTGTTCTCTATCATCAAAATCAACAATGTTAATTGATGAAAAGTCTTCGCTATCTCCTCTACTAACATCGACACCCATAATATAACGATGTCCTTGAATTGGTTCTTTCCATTGCCAGAAAGTTCCTTGCATATATTTTTCTTTTGGTTGTCTAACTAAATTCTTAGCAATGTTCTCTTGGACTTCACCAGGAATTACACCATCACCCGAACCTAAAAAGTCACATTCCAACTCTTGTGCAATCTTACGTCTATCATATTTGAATTTTTTTGACATTGATTCAAACCAAGATGAGAATGGTTTGTAACCTTGTTCCATGTATTCTTCATATTTTTCAATATCAAAATCATACATAACAACTTCATCATCATTGTATTGTTCTCTGTTTAACATGTAATGACAAATATCACTACACTTAACCCAACGTAAATCTTTGGTATAACGAGGGTCTTTAAACCATCTTAAGTCTGTAATATGGAAATCATTTATACCGCGTAATGCTTGGTCAAAAACACCATAATAAATCGGGTCATAACCATTCGGTGTTGATACTAATATAATTTTACCTCCCGTAGAAAGTGAGGCCATAGACGCCGCCCAAAAATCTTCTCCCGCTTCAATATAAGCAGCTTCGTCAAATACCAATACTGTTGGTGTATAACCACGTAATGCATCCGCAGATGTTGCTACCGCTTTTACTTCACAACCATTGTTTAATCTAAATCTACTTTCAGAGTTTTTATCAGGTGAAAACCCTACGTTTAACCATTCTGGCCATTGTTCTAAGAAATGTCTAATCTTGTTAGCCATTTCCACTGCAGTATCTTTTTTGTTCGCAATAACTAAGACTCTTTCGGGGTTTTCAGGTTTTGCTAATTGTAATTTTTTTGATAACCATGCTGCTGTTACTGTAGTAACACCTGCTTGTCTATATTTCCTTGTGATATTTTCGTTATACTTTTCGTAATCCTCAATCAATTGAATTTGGTCAGGAAATAAATCCATTGGAACGTATTTCTTCTGCGTATTGTCATATGTTTGAAGATATGTTTTCAAAGCATATGGTGTATCTTTAATAATTCTTGCGTATTCTTTTAATTGTTCTATTTTTGAATTCATATATATAAATACAAAAAAAGAGGGTTAAAACCCTCTTTTCAATATTATCTCGCAGGAACTAACTCCCCACCGTCATCGTCATCTTCTTCGTCGTCATTTCCACTATTTGGTAAATCAACGCCTATTGAATTCAACCAACTTTTTAATTCGTCGTCATCTTCTTCATCAGTCAATTGGTCTAAATCACTATTAAATAAATCGTTAATTTCTTCGTCATTAAACGTTTTGATGATGTTATCTGTTAATTCACTAAGTAATCTCTTACCTGCATCACTACCTGATACCACTTCCTTACATAAAACTAAAAACTTTTTTGCAGGTAACTTGAAAATTTCCATTAACAAGTAGTTTTGTATTTCAACTTTATTTTCATCGGTTAAAATATCCTCTGGCATTTGTAATCTGATTCTATCCCAAATAGCAGGTCCTAAACGTAAATCCCACATTTCTTTTTCTAATGTGTCTTCACTATCAGAAACCGCTTGATTCATTTCGTCATCTTCAGGTTGACCGTGAATTGCAAATATTTCCATAACACCCTTTATACATTCGTGAACACATATAGGGAAATTCAACGCTCTAACTTTAATTGTTGGAGGGTCTGTTTGAGTATCTACCTCTTCTTTACCACCAACACCACCTGCAGAATTCATCATCATTTGCATTGTGTCATCACCCAATTGCCAATATAAGCTATCGTTAATTGACATCAATATGCCATAGTCGTTTAATAATGTTTGTGAACCAGTGATTTGCTGTATTCTTTCAGGAACTAAATGATACATGTAATGGCCTTTTTTAGATGCGCCTTGTATCATAGCATTCATCATTCTTCTTTTGGCTTTCTCTAGATTCAACTGCTCCAAATCTGTCATTAACTCCTCCTCAACTTCAATGTTTACTTGAGGTATTTGGGGTTCTTGTTGTTGTTCTCTATTAAAATTATCGGTATTAATTTCACCCATACCTACAATTTTAACATCCCATTGGAATGAACCTTCAGGAATGCCCATTTCTTTCATTACCAATTCAACAGCTAATTGTTCTAACTCAGCTCTGTGTGATGCTTCAATTTGAACAATTCTGTTATGAGCACCCATCATCATCTGAGTTAAAGGACCTATACCTCTATCAGCGTTCATTGGTGCGTTTTGACCTGTATATTGTCTAACTTTAGCTACTACTTGCTTATATCTTTCAGATGCTAATAACTCTTGGAAATTTTGACCCGGTGCACCTTCTTCTCTACCTGTTTGAGGTAAAGGAATTTTTTGTAACGGAGTATCTCCTGTTTCTAATTTACCCGTAATATCACCATGCGGTCTATCGGGTGTATCATAATCCATTGCCATCTCATTAATGTTTGATTCAATCAAAGATAACAAATTCTTTTTAGAAAATTTCATTTATACAAATATTTTTTACTCAAACGAAGCTTTTGGCTTTGGATTAGGTTTTTTGCCCGGATTATAAGGTGTTTTTGGTTTTTCACCTGGTTTAGTTCCTGGTTTAACTGTTGGTTTTGTTGGTGCTGTTGCGGGACCCGCAGATTTAATTGATTCGTAACTCATAAATTCAGGAACACCATTGTGACCTTTTTTTACGTTTGGACCGTGTGCAACTGCCATGTCTGCTTCTGTTAATTTTGTGCTGATAAGTTCCATAATTTCTTCTTTTGACGTAAAACTATGATAAAAATTACTTTCAGCCAAATTATTTACCCAATTATTTACTTCCTTTTGTTCTCTATTAAGATTCTTCCACATAGCTGCAGCTGCAACCTTTTCGCCCTTTTCTTTACTACCATATTCCTTAGCTGCTTTATCCGCTAATTTTTCAAATCCTTTACCTTTTTTACCAATATCACCACCCTTCTTAGCTTTCTTTACAACTTCACTTTTTTTCTCTTTAGAAAGACCTGCAGATGGTTTTGATTCATCCATATCGCTTTCATCATCAGATTTTTCATCAGACTCTTCTTCATTTGAATCGTCTTTACAATCGTTAACATAATTCTTATGTGCGTCTTTAACCTCGTCATCAGTAGGTTCTCTATCCAAATCCTTAGTTAATTTTTCCTTAATTGCGTTATGAATTACATCATGCAATGAATCATCAGATTCATCTTCCTCAGTTGCTTCAACCTCTTTCTTTTTAGGGGCTGTTTTTTTCTTAGGTGTTGTTTTTGCTGCGCCCTTAACAGGTGCACCAAATACTGAACCACTTGATTTTGGAGCTTTAACGGTTAATCCCATATCAGCCTCCTTCATATCTTCTTTTTTAGCTTTTAATATTTTAAAATCTTGACCGTCAATTTTACCATTGTGATTTGCATCAATTTTCTTTTGGTCGCCTTTTAAATCTTCTTTAACTTCTTTCTTTTTTTGACCTCTTAATATTTTAAAATCTTGAGCGTCAATTTTACCGTTATGATTTTTATCTAATTTCTTTTGACCACCTTTTAATTCTTCACCAATATTTGCAGGTGTCCCTGAATTAGATAAACCTGTAGCAATTTGAGCAGCGTTAGGTAATTTTGCACTTACAGTTACAGGAGCTTTTCCTGATGTTTGTGTCGCTTGTTCACCTAACATTCTTTTAGCTAAATCATTTATTTGGTTGTCATTGAAATTAGCCAACGTTTTTGCTGACATTCCTTCATTAACCAATTTTTGTATTAATTCTGAACGTTTCATATATTCTTGAAATTTATTTCTTCTTTTAATAAAACAAATGACCTTTGTTTTAATTTTTTAGTTACGCTATCAATCGATTCTCCGAATTTAAAAGTTAACCTTTCATTTTCGGCGTCAAAATCGAATTTTTCCCATGCTAACGCTATGACACCATCTACAGCATCAATGACTCCGAAATAATCGGAGTCTTGAATTAAGTCTAATTGTAAATCAGTATTTTTTAATAAACCAACCACATCGACATATTCCATGTCAGGAGATTTTGGTTGGGTTGATGCAGATGCGGGAATTACAAACCATTCACCCATGTCAATTTCAGTGGATTCACTGAAGATGAATTCGTATTGCTTTTGACCTTTGTAATCGGAGCCGATTTCATTGACATATATTAGATGCATTTGTTATTTGAAGTATTTGCTTAAAGTATTACCTAATGCTTTTTTTATTTCTTCTAAATCAATGTATTCAGTTTTATCACCACCATCCATAGAATTGTTTTCATCCATGTAGTCAGATAAACTTGTTTCATTTTGTTGAGCAGGTGCGCCTGAATTTACAAATGCCTCAAGAGCATTCATTCCCTCGCCCATATCTTGATCAGGAGCGTCAGGAGCAGCTTCTGGCTCAACAGCAGGCTCTTCACCTGTTGGTTGTTCACCACCTTCTTCACCTTCTTCGTCTCTTTCAAATTTCTTACCTATTTCTTCAATATCTTCATCGTCTAATTTGTCTAAATCAACCGCAGATATAATCATGTTTAAAACGTATTTGATATCATCGCTTTCCATTTTCTCATGTTGGTCTCTTAATTCTTGACCTAATTTACCCGCGTATTTTTGAACTTCAGCCATATAGCTTGAACGCTTTCCTTCTTCGTCACCACTACCTACAGAATCTGCGGTATCAGGACCATCAGGTGCATCGCCCATTTCTGGAGCAGGAGCAGCATCAGGAGCCGGTGCGGCATCAGGTGCAGGAGCAGCCGCATCTTCAGGTGCAGGAGCCGGTGCAGGTGGCATGTCTTGTTCCGGTAATTCCGCTTCAGGTTTTGATGGTTTTAAAACATACTTTGTTGCTTCGTTTAACTCGTCTTGACCTTGAATAAGATTTAATCTTTTTAAAGCTTCGCCGTATGAGCTAAATTTGTTTTTATTTTTCATGAACATACCACCGATATAATCGAGTGATGATTCATTTAAACCTCTTTTAACATAGTAACCGTCTTTTTCTTTAACGATACCATATACACCACCTATTTTAGATTCTTTTACTAACTCAGGTTTAGTTGTTGAGGATTTTTTATTGTTACCGTAGTATGTTAATTCGAGAATTCTTTTCATTTTCTCGTCACCTTGTAACTTTTCGCTACCGACTGGTTTCAAATCTGCCATTTTTTAATAATTAAGTTAACTTATTCTTATCATATAAATACATTGTAATACGGAAAAAAATAAGGGTATTTATTGTGCCACAGACAATTTTTTATCCGTAATGCTTGTTTTTAATTTTAATAGTTTTTCAATATATCCGTTTCTACGCAATAGTTTGAAGGTTAAATTTTCATAAGAATACTCACCGCCCGTATCCAAACCACTTTGTCTAAACTCCTTAAGCTTCTTTCTTAAGGACTCGATTTTATCTAAAACATTAACACCTTTTTGCGATTGCGCAATCAAAGCGTCAATTTTCTTAGCAAACTCCTCACCTTTGCTTAATATTTTTCTGTCATCAATCTTCGCCTTATTCTTACTCGGCTTAACCAACCATTTATCGTGTAAAACAGAATAAACACCGGATGATACATGCTCTTCTTCAACATCTTGAACGTATAATTCAACATCGTAACCTTTTACAATTACTTCATGTTTTTCATTCCATACCGCTTTTTTTGCATCAAAAAACTCTTTTAGGATATCGGAATTATATTTCGATTCTTTAAAATCAATCATGATATGTAGGTCAACGTCTGAAAAATCAGACCAATTGTAATTTGCAAGCGAACCCGTAAGAACAATATCATGAATAAAAAAATCAACGCCAAGGCTTTCAATAAAGTCGTCAGCTATTTCCAATAACTTATCCTTGATGTCATCGCGCATTTTGTTACCTTCAAATATTTGAGGGGATAATTCTTCTTTAGTTTCAAAAGATTTAATAATCCTTTCGTCACCTTCCTTATCCTCAATTAATTCTTCAAATAAACTCATTTTACTTTGGTATATTCGTGATTCTTAGCGATTTTCTCGTTAAAGAATTTTCCTTGGGAGTCAGCCATTCTAAATTTAGTGAATAGCGCCCAAGGAACTTTATTATATACATAAATACCACCAGTATTAAATGTTATTGCTAATGTTTCCGCTTCGGTGTCATAAGTGGCGGCCGTAATGTTAGATGATTTGATGGTAACAGAGATTTCTTTACCATTTATTGCTTCAGATAAAATAGACATATTAGTTATTTTTTAATAATATATCTAATAAATACCAAAAAGAAAACCCCGATTTCTCGGGGCTTATCTTTAGTTTGAAACTTTTTTGAACTTAAATTGCTTTGCAATGTAACGATTGAAAAACTTACCTTGCGATTCAGATAATCTGAACTTTGTGAATAACAAAGTTGGGACCTTTCTGTATTCGTAAGATGCGCCGTTGTTAAAATTAACAACTAATTTTTCAGTCAAACAATCGAATGAAGCCGATTTAAGACTTGATGATGTGATGTTCAAATCAATCATCCTTCCGTTGATTTTTTCTTTTTTAATACTCATATGTATATAATTTAGGTGTGTAATAAATTTATACAAAAAATTCGGTAAAAAAAAATTTTGAGCAAAAAATATTAAAAAATTTTGTTAATTCAACGAAATTAGTCTTTCCAATGACTTCTTCTTATCAATTGGTAGCACCAATTCAAGCACACCGTTCTCAACCTTACCGATGATATCCTTTTCTTTAACGTCATCAGGAACATTATATGATTTAACAAACGAACCAATGAAATGGTGTTCCAAATCCTTTTCGTCTTTTTCAAATTGAATGGTTAAGACACCTTCTTTGGTTGTTATTTTTAAATCGTCCTTAGTTAAACCAGGGACGCTTAATGAAACCTTATATTCGGTCTCGGTTTTCTGAACTTTAGTTTCAGGAGTTTTTAGAAACTTTGATGTTTCAAACACGCTTTCAAATCCTTGAAAGAATGGGTCTTTGAATAATGTAATCATAGTATTATATTTTTTTATTACATTTAATCAAATTATTTGCCACAACAAAAATATTGACACTTTGTCATAATATACAAATTTTTTTTGACAATTTGTCTTGGTTTGGTTTTTATCACAATTATTGTTATATTTGTATCAACATTAAATTATAAACACATGTCAGTAGATTATTTCGATGATGGTGCACCCATCAGTCCAAAGAAAGTTAGAAAAGGCTCATCAACGCCGATACTTGATAACTTTTCTCGCGACTTAAACAAAATGGCTGAAGAAGGAAAGATTGATCCTGTCGTTGGCCGAGATAAAGAGGTAAAGCGCATTGCGCAAATTTTATCTCGTAAGAAAAAAAATAATGCAGTTATTGTAGGTGATGCTGGTGTTGGTAAATCAGCGTTAGTTGAAAAGCTTGCGTTATTAATTCAAAAGGGTGAATGTCCTTCCAATCTTTTGGATAAAAGATTAGTTTCTTTAGATTTAACATCATTAGTTGCAGGAACAAAATATCGTGGTCAATTTGAAGAAAGAATTAAAGCAATATTAAATGAATTACAAGCTGAACCAAATGTAATTGTTTTCATCGATGAATTACATACTATGGTTGGTGCTGGTAATGCAAGTGGTGCAATGGATGCTGCTAATATATTAAAGCCTGCGCTTGCACGCGGTGAAATACAATGTATTGGTGCAACAACGTTTGATGAATTCAAAAAACATATTGAAAAAGATGCTGCTTTAGTTCGTCGCTTCCAAAAAATTATTTTACAAGAACCAACAGCTGCTGAAACGGTTGAAATCTTAAAAAATTTACAACCATCTTACGAAACGTTTCATAAGGTATTATATCAAGACGATGTTATTCAAACAATCGTCAAATTATCAGGTAGATATATTACCGATAGACAATTCCCTGATAAAGCAATCGATGTTTTGGATGAGTTGGGTTCTGAAAAGAAAGTAACAAGCCGTGTTCCCGATTCAATTGAAAAATTAAAAAAAGAAATTGATGAAATTAAGGATAAGAAGCTTGATGTCGTTAAAAAGCAAAATTACGAACAAGCAGCTAAGTTACGCGATGACGAAAAAAAGCTTAACACTAAATTAGATGTTGAAAAACAAAAGTGGGCTGATTCATTAAAAGATAATAAGACCCCTGTTAGTGTTGATGATGTTTATACTATCATCACTAATATGACTGGTGTTCCAATTACTAAATTGGATGCTAAAGAAACTGAGAAGCTTTTAAAAATGGAACAAATTTTACAAGCTAAGGTTATTGGTCAAGATGATGCTATCACCACAATATCAAAAGCGATTAGAAGAAATCGCGTTGGTATTAAAGATGCGAATAAACCAATTGGTTCATTTATATTCTTAGGTTCAACGGGTGTTGGTAAAACATTCTTAGCTAAATCAATTGCGGAATTATTATTTGGCGACCCTGATAAAATCATTCGCGTTGATATGAGTGAGTTCATGGAGAAACATAACGTATCTAAATTAATTGGTTCACCTCCGGGTTATGTTGGATATGATGAAGGTGGTCAATTAACTGAGAAGATAAAAAACAATCCATTCTCCGTTGTGTTATTTGACGAAATTGAAAAAGCACACAAAGACGTGTTTAATATTTTACTTCAAATTTTAGATGAAGGTCACTTAACCGATTCATTTGGTAGAAAAGTTAATTTTACAAATACGATTATTATCATGACATCTAATGTTGGTGCTAAACGTGTATCTGAATTAGGTGGTGGTGTCGGCTTTAATTTAAAAGGTAAAGAAGAAGAACAACTTGAGGTTAGAAAATCAATGATTCAAAAAGCATTGAAGCAACAATTCAATCCCGAGTTTTTAAATCGTATCGATGATATTATTTTATTCAACGCACTTAATGAAGAAACGATGAAAAAAATCATCGCCATTGAAATCGATAAGTTATCAAATCGTTTAAAAGAAAAAGGATACAAAATTAATTTTGATAAAACTTTATTAAACAGAGTATTTGAATTAAACTCACAAGAAGAATATGGTGCACGTCCTCTTAAAAGAATCATACAAAATCTTTTAGAGGATTTCTTAAGCGAAGAGATTTTAAAAGGTAATATTGTTGAAAATCAATCAATTACCATTAAATTTAAGGATGAAAAATTATTTATTGCAAAAAAAGTTATTTAATATTTAATTTTTTCTAAAATTTATATATTTATATCCTTGGAGGTTCTCTTTGTCGATTACCTTTTCGTTTTTTTCAAAAGTAAGTGACGTTGAACTCACTGAAAGACCTTAAACCCCGACAACTCGTTGGGGTTTTTTTATTAATATATTTTGTAATCTGCCTTATTTTTCGTATATTTAAGGTATATGAAAAAAATTACATTAGTATTGGCTCTTGGTGTAGCACTTACACTAACAGCATGTGGTTCAGGGTCAACCGCAACTCAAACAACTGACTCTACTGCAACAATTGTTGATTCAACAGCTAAAGCAACTGACAGCACTGCAGTTAAAACAGATTCTACTACAGGTGGTTCTAAAACTGAAACAACTGTAAAATAAGAAATGGGGGGTTGGTATACCCGACCCCTATTTTTTTAACTTTAAAAAAAACTTCCAAATGGAAGAAAAAATATACAAAGGGGATTTAATATTATTAAGGGGTTTACCTGGTTCAGGTAAATCAACATTGGGTCAAATAATATTGCGCAATTTATCGATTGACGATTCACACGTTTTATCTGCCGACGATTTTTTTATTGATGAAAAGGGTAATTACAATTTTGATGCTTCGAAAATAAAATTGGCACATAATTTTTGTCAAGAAAAATGTGCTGAAAGAATGAAATATGAAATATCAAAAATTGTGGTGGCTAATACATTTACCCAAGAATGGGAAATGGAAAAATATTACGAAATGGCTGAAAGATATAATTATCGTATTCATAGCGTCATTGTTGAAAATAGACACGAAGGTGAAAATGTTCACGGTGTTCCGCAAGATAAACTTCAGCAAATGAAGGACAGATTTCAAATCAAATTGTAAATGAGTCAGTTTATCGAATCTTTTATTAAATCGGTAAATCCACCACAAAAAACACCAATCAAAAACTGTGCTAACTACATTAGAAAAATATTACAAAGATGGTTTACTTCATAAGCAAATACATCCAACACTTGATTTAACTATTTGGAATTATTCACCTAAAGTTCAATATGAAAGATTATGGGACGAAATCACCATACAATGTCGTGGATTAGTTACTAATTCAAAAGGTGAGATTGTTGCAAGACCATTTAAAAAATTTTTTAATTACGAAGAATATAAACCTGAAGATATTCCAAATGAAGATTATGTTGTTTATGAAAAAATGGATGGTTCATTAGGAATTCTTTTTAATTATCAAAATCAATGGATTTTAGCTACTCGTGGTTCCTTCACATCACCGCAAGCAATTAAAGGAAAAGAAATTCTTGATAGGCATGACATAAGTGCGTGGAGAAAAGACAATACGTATTTGTTTGAAATCATTTATCCTGAAAATAGAATTGTTGTTGATTATGGTAATGAAGAAAAGTTAGTCGTTCTTGGTGCTTTCCATACTGAAACAGGTGAAGAAATACCTGACAGTAGTTTGTTTTGGACGCAGGACGCGGGATTTGAAGTTGTTACCACATATAAGACTTGGGGTGAAGGCTATGATTTATTAAAAGAAGAAATATCCAAGGATAAAGAAGGATATGTGATTCGTTTTAAAAATGGTTTTCGTATGAAAATCAAAGGTGATGAGTATAAACGTCTTCACAAAATTTTAACAAATATCTCAAATAGAGATATTTTTGAATATGTTAAAGAAGGTAAACCGTTGGATGAAATACTTGATAAGGTTCCTGATGAATTTTACAATTGGGTTAAAGAAACCAAAGAACATTTTGAACAACAATTTAAAACGATTGATTTAGAATATCGATTAATTTTTAAAAATATTACAGAAAGAAATAATATAACAGATAAAAAAACGTTTGCGCATTATGCGTTAAGTTACACTAACTCTGCTATTTTATTTGCTATGTTTGACAATAAGGATTATAAACATATAATTTGGAAAACTATTTATCCAAAATATTCAAAACCATTTAAGAACGATGAAAACTGAGAAAAAAAGATTATATCTTGATGACGTGAGAACGCCTATATCTGAAGATTGGATTGTTGTAAGGAACTACGATGATTTTGTGACGGAAGTAAAACGTTATGGTTTAGAAAGATTTGAAGTTATATCTTTAGACCACGATTTAGGCGATAGTGCTATGATTGAATACTATACAAATGTAAAAAATAATTATACGATTGATTATTCTAACATTACTGAGAAAACAGGATTAGATGCTGCAAAGTTTCTTGTAGCTGAAAGTATGAATAGGGGAATACCGTTACCACAAATTTATGTTCATTCAGCAAATCCCGTCGGCACACACAATATATTAGGGTATGTTAATAATTATTTTAAAAATTGTAGGACACATCAAATAGCTCAATACGTTAAAATTGAGCACACTATAGATGAACAATTTCAACTATCTCCTGAAGTTAGAGAGGCACGTTGGGACCGCAGTAAAAATAGTGAATAAGCTCTGAAAAAAAATCAGTATTTATACTGAATCTTTTTTGGCGGCATCAATTAAATTATATAATTTAGTCTTCAAATAATTACAAACACATAAATTCTAACACAATGGCTTACCACAAGAAAACACGCACGCCTTACAGAACCCTTCATCTTAAAGGTAGATACCAAGATTTCGATGAAATTTATGAAACAAACAAGGAAATGATTTATAAAAAAATTATTGAAATTTATGAAGGTTTTGCTGATAGCGATAAAAAAGTTCTAAGTCTTTACCTTAAAGGCTTAATCAAAGGCTTGGAGTGGGATACTGAATTTGTATTCTATCGAGAGCAGACAATTGTTTTGATTCGTGATGTTATGCCCTACTTTGAGCAAAAAGAAGATTACGAAACTTGTATTGAAATAAGAAATTTATACGAACGCTTGACAAATAAAAAATTATTGGTTACTATTGATTAGGTACTTGGAGAGGTGCTGTTATTTTTGTCATATCCTCGGGGTTTTTACTTCGAGGATTTTTTTATTGTATTATATCAAGAACCTCTTGTTATTATCCAATTATTCTTGGTAAACTAATATTTTTGTTGTATTATTCTAATAGTTATATAAAAAAAATACAATATGTTAAATTTATTTATAGGTCTTCTTTTAATTTGTTCCTCATTTGGAATTACACTTTCTAAAATCACAACCGAATATGGATTTCGTAAACAACGTCAACATATTAAACCGTTAGTGTTAGATAAAGAAGTATTAAAGCATCATTCTTGAACCAATCAAGAAGTTACTTAAGAATTGTGTACCAGGTTTTGTGTTACCACTTAATTTGTAATTAAAACTAAACCCAAATCTTTTGCTTAGTTTGTAATCAAATGAAGAACCTAACAAAAAGCCCATATGTCTATTTACGGTTGTTACGTTAGTAACACTATTCCAAGCAATGGGTGAAAACATGCTAAACACTTGTGGTGATATCGTAAGTTTTTTTGAATATACATAAGGTTTGGTCCAAAAGACAATTGCCGATGAAGCTACATTATAATCAAATCCTCCGTTATCATTTTTAAGGAATAAATTAATCACACCTAAATTATAACCATACGTTCCTCTTTTTGGTGTGGGTTTTATGAAAGTATATCCCAACAAATTCATATAGTTTCCTGCCAAATATGCAAATGCCGTTCCATATGAATGGATACCACTTAATTGTCCATCTTTTGTCATAGCCATTTTAGTATAACCCGCTGTTGTAACAACTGAACTTAAATTACTATTAACAACTAAACCTCCGCTATAACTTTCATCACCCATTAATGATGATTTACTTACACCCAATGATATTGACGCCAAATAACTACCATCCGCCTGTTGTGCTGTTGTTAAATCTGAAGCCAAAAGTAATGGATTAGTAACTTCCGCTTTTTTCTTTTTATCGTCTTCTTTCTTCTTCTCTTCTTTTTTCTTTTCTTCTTCCTTTTTATCTTCCTTTTTTTCTTCTGTTTTCTTTTCTTCTTTTTTATCGTCGCTTTTCTTTTCTTCGGATTTAGACTCTTCCTTTTTTTCTTCTGATTTTGATTCGGTTTTCTTTTCTTCCGTTTTTGATTCAGATTTACTTTCGGTTTTTGATTCTGATTTTTGTTCAGTAGAACCTCCACTTGATTTACTTTCACCACTTGAAGAAGAAGATGAACTACTACTTGATGATGAGCCGCTACTTGAAGATGAGCTACTTTCACCTCCTGATGATGAGCTGCCACTTGCCGGTGGTGGAGATGATGATCCTCCGCTCGCAGGTGGTGGTGGCGGTGGTGCACTCGCAGGTGGAGGTGGAGGTGCCGCAGCTGAACTTGCTGCCGCAGAACTCGCGCTACCACTAGCCGCAGAACTTGCAGATGATGATGCTGCTGAACTTGCTGCATTAGAAGCCGCTCCGCTTGCTGCTGAACTGGCCGCAGAACTCGCTGCGCCACTTGCTGCTGATGAAGCCGCATTACCTGCAGCGTTTGATGCAGCTGCCGCTGCTGCTTTTGCTGCTGCGTCTGCCGCGGCCTTTGCTGCCGCATCTGCTGCTGCTTTAGCTGCTGCGTCTGCCGCCGCTTTTGCTGCTGCCGCTTGTGCGGCTGCTATTGCGTCATTTTGTGTTGAACATGGTGTTGAAAATATCTTATTAACCCATAATTGAAACGCTCCACTATTCATGTCAGCTAACGTAACTATTCTTGATTGTCCTCTAATAATTGCAATAGTTTGGTTTTGACCAAATGGAATTGTAACCACATAAACTTTATTGTCACATGGGTCAATGTAAGTTTGTGTTATAGTGCTTTGACCGAAAGATTTAACACAAAAAAATAGTAATAGGAGAGGTATTAATATTTTTTTCATTATAAGTTATGCAATCCAATAGATATTTGATTGTAATTTCTAATTGGGTCTCTATCTAATTTTAATGTAAAGAATTTGAAATCTCTTATAACACCAAACTTAAATGTTGTAAAATTTGCGTTTGATTTTGGAAATGAAATACCACCGAGGTTATCTTTACCTTGATATCTAATCTCTTCGTGTCCAAATCCAATCATTCCATGAACACCTAATTTACCAAATCGTTTACCGCCACCAAGATATAATGTGCCTTGCTTGATAAAATCAGTTTTACTAAGTGGGAAATCTACCATATTAATTTTACCATATGGAAAATATTCATTGCGGTCAATATCATACGACATTGTATAATCTAAAATAAAGTATCCTTTATTACCACCTATGGCGCCCCAAAAAGAAGCTTGTTTATTATTTGTGTGACCAATACCTGCGCTAAAGTATTGAACCTTTTCTACAGTATCTCTTTTACCATTTTCATATATTCTAACAACACTTCTATGTCTCCAACCATAGTTATCATACCAAAGATATGGGTATGGTTGATACCAACCCCATGTTCCGTAATATAAACCATATGGATTCATCATAGTTGGTCTATATGTTCTTACTAATGGTTGTTGTGGGATAGGTTGACCCGGTCTAATTGGTTCTGTTTGTGTTCTCCATCTACTAACGTTATTTTGTTGTGGAAATGATTGTTGCATTCTTGGAGTCACACTTCCTTGTTGTGGTGCACTACTTCTCCAATGAGATACTTGCCCAAACATTAATGTTGGGATAAGTAACAATAAGAATAAAATGTTTTTCATTATTTTTCTATTTTAATTTTTATTTTTGGTTCATAACCTTTTGGTAACAATGTTTCCATACCGGTAAATTCACCATGTTTTTTATCTAAACGAATTGTTATAGTTTTTTTATCGCAGTTCATCATAATTTGACCAACTGTTTGCATATGAAATTTGTTATCAGTTCTATATGGATTTAAAAAAGGATTTTTCTTATATTTTTTCTTTAATAAATCTAACACATCTTGATCTGTTTTAGCCTTCTTCAAATTTTCTTTAGCTAATTCCATTCTACTATGTGAAGATTCTTTTTTGGGCCCACTTTGGTAACCTAAATCTTTATGGAATATTCCGTGATTAGTTCTAACCACAATTTTTTTATCTGATTTTAATTTTTTAATAACAGGAACATCAATACTTGAATGTTCAATAACGTAAATTTCATTACCATCACTAACAATTGATTGTCCTGTAACACCCTTTACTTTTGCACTACCGTCACCTTTTGTTGATATCAAAACTTTAATACAATCTCTTATATTTTTTTGTAATAATGCTTGTCTAATTTTAGCACCGTCACTTGCGTGTCTTGGATTCTTTTTTTTATCTTTATTTTCTTCTTTTTCTTCTTTAGCGGCTTTAATTTTATCACTTTCCTTTTCATCATCATTAACCATTAATGAAGAATTAACAATACCAATACCAAATTCATTCATACCTTCAGACCAATCAGTATCAACATCATGCCAATAAGCTATTTCAACGTTATTTAAAACTTCATGAACAATTTCCATTTCAGCATTATAACCTCTATCTCTGTTTTTGGCTAAAACAACCCCATCATTAAGTCTAACACCTGCTACTGTGCACTCGTTTAATGGTTCAGGTTTTACCACATTACTTATGATTTGCTTAAGTTGTGATTCTGTTATAACAATTGACTTTCCCATAACATATAAATATAAAAAAAGGGGGATTTAGTCCCCCTTATCATTATCTTAAAATATTTTATTTGGTAAACACACCTTTTTTAATCATTTTATCAAGAATATTTGCACATGCAATATCTAAAGCTTTTTTAGTTGCAATACTAATTGTGGATTGATTAAATTTAATTGGGTCTACAGTTGCATCAGATAACAATGTTAATTCTCTGTTAGTTTTAGCTTCACCTAAACCTGAAGCACCAATGATGGTTCCTGTTTGAGCATCGGTAAATCTTACTTGTAAACCTATACGAGTTACCATATTGTCTTTAATACCGTCTTTTAGATTGATAGTTTCGTCTTCAGATACTGAGTAATCATATACCTCAATTTCAACAAAATAATGAGCTAAACGAATCTTTCCACGACCATCTAATTTATCTTCAGATATACCTGCTTGAGACGCTTGGAATTGTTTTACCATACGGTTCTTAATTTCCGTTTTATCTTCAGTAAACATAAAACGACCAAGGTTATCCAAATATTCCAAAGTGATGTTTGCAACACCTAAGCCTACACGTTTTTCCTTTAATTCAGGATACATTTCATAGGTCTCGTCGTTGATACCACACTTAAGGATTTGAATTGGAACTTGAGGTCCATCATAGTTCAAATAAGCCGAAATGTCTTTTTTCTTTTCAAAATCCGCTTTAAATTCTTCTGTTTTAGTTCTACCAATTGTTTGTGCATGACACTTGTAATAAAAAAGTGAACATGTCATTAATATTGTTGTTAATAATAATTTTTTCATTTTAATTATTTCTTTGGTCCTTCATACCATATATTATCCGGATTATTTTTATAAGTTCCGTCTATTTTCCATGCTATTTCGTTTGAAATTTTTAGTTCTAAATCAGGATTAGTGAAATGAAGTATAATCCCAAAAATATCAAATGATAATGCAAATACTAACCAAACACCAACAAGTATTAAATAACCTTTGAACAGTGTTTCTCCGATGTTTTTAAATGATAAAGTCATAAACTGTTTTTTATATAAATATATCCAAAAAAAAAGGGAGTCTTAACTCCCTTTTTATTAACCTTCAGAATCTTCTTTTGGTGCTTCTTTCTTTGTAAATTTATCCAAAGTATCTGCGCCCATACCAATTGCAGTTATAACCATAACCGCATTAACTAATTCAGGTGCAGGTGCAAAATCTTTATTTGAAAATGAGTTTGCTAACATTGTTCCACATAGGAATAATGCGCCTACAAATGCGATTACCGGTTTTGCCGAGATAGTGCCTCTTTCATCTTTGAAAAGGTCTATAAGCCATTCTTTAAATGTCATAGTCTGTTATTTTTGTCGTTTATTTATCCTTCTACGTCTTCACGTAATAGTCCACATTTTTGACACTCCTCGTGTCCGTCATGGTCAGAATCACCCCATTCGTG